AACACCATTAAAAGACTTAATAAGTCTAAAAAATGGAAATACGGGTATAATAAAGAACATGATTTAGTTGTTATATCTAAAACTGGGCAAATAGGAGAGATATATGAAATACAAAACTTTCAAATAGCTTTACCTAAAATACCTAAAGACGTTTATGAGTTTAAAACTAATAAATGGGAGGTAACTGAATATCCAAAGCAGTTAAAAAGAATTAAAACTATATTTGATTGGAAAAACTATCCTAATGATTTCAAAGAACAATGGGTAGATTATATTGAAAACGAGTTTCAAAAAAGAGAAGATGGATTTTGGTTTTATAACAAAGGTATACCTACATATATAACTGGAACTCATTATATGTATCTTCAATGGTCTAAGATTGATGTCGGGCAACCAGATTTTAGAGAAGCAAATAGGTTGTTTTATATATTCTGGGAAGCTTGTAAAGCAGATACTAGATGTTATGGAATGTGTTATTTAAAAAATAGACGTTCTGGATTTTCTTTTATGGCGTCAGGTGAAACTGTTAATACAGCTACTTTAGCTAGTGATGCTAGGTTTGGAATACTATCTAAAACTGGGCCAGATGCTAAAAAGATGTTTACAGATAAGGTTGTACCTATATCAGTTAATTATCCTTTCTTTTTTAAACCGATTCAAGATGGTATGGATCGACCTAAAACAGAATTAGCGTATAGAGTCCCAGCTAGTAAATTAACTAGAAGAAGTATACAATCAACTGATAAACCAGAAGAACTAGAAGGTTTAGATACAACTATTGATTGGAAAAATACTGGTGATAATAGTTATGATGGTGAAAAGTTAAAACTATTAGTACATGATGAAAGTGGTAAATGGGAAAGACCAAACAATATATTAAATAACTGGAGAGTTACAAAAACAACATTACGATTAGGTAGTAGAATTATTGGTAAGTGTATGATGGGTTCAACATCTAACGCTTTAGATAAAGGTGGTGATAATTTTAAAAAATTATATAATGCATCAGACGTTACACAAAGAAACCGCAATGGACAGACTAGCTCAGGATTATATTCTTTGTTCATACCTATGGAATGGAACTACGAAGGATACATTGATTCTCATGGAATGCCTGTCTTTGATACACCAGAAACAGAGGTTAAAGGACCATATGGTGATTTTATAGATACTGGTATAATAGAATATTGGGAAAATGAAGTTGAAGGATTAAAAAATGATCAAGATTCATTAAATGAATTTTATAGACAATTTCCAAGAACTGAAGATCACGCTTTTAGAGATGAAACAAAAGGTAGTTTATTTAATTTAGTTAAAATATATGAACAAATAGATTTTAATTCAGGAATAAACATGTCTTCTCTAGTTTCAACTGGTAATTTTCAATGGGAGAATGGAATAAAAGATACTAAAGTTTTATTTTATCCTGACGTTAACGGTAGATTTAATGTAAGTTGGGTTCCTAGTGTAATTCAACAAAACAGAGTTATTAAGAAAAATAATATGAAATATCCTGGTAATGAGCATTTAGGTGCTTTTGGATGTGACAGTTATGATATATCTGGTACAGTTGATGGAAGAGGATCAAAAGGTGCTTTACATGGTTTAACTAAGTTTAGTATGGAAGATTGTCCACCTAATCATTTTTTCTTAGAATATGTAGCTAGGCCAAAAACAACAGAAGTTTTCTTTGAAGATGTTCTTATGGCTTTGGTTTTTTATGGAATGCCAATATTATGTGAAAACAACAAACCTAGACTTTTATATTATTTAAAACGTAGAGGTTATAGAGGATATTCAATGAACAGGCCAGATAGAACTTGGAATAAATTATCTGCTGCAGAAAAAGAAATTGGAGGAATACCTAATTCAAGTGAAGATATTAAGCAAGCACACGCTGCTGCTATAGAAACCTATATTAATAATCACGTAGGTTTAAAAATAAGTGGTGATTATGGAAATATATATTTTAACCAGACTTTAAATGATTGGTCAAAATTTGATATAAATAATAGAACAAAATTTGATGCAACAATAAGTTCTGGTTTAGCAATTATGGCATGTAATAAGAATTTATATCGCCCAACGAACGATAAAACAACAAGGTCCATAGATTTTGAATTTTCAAAATATGATAACAAAGGAACAATGTCAAAAATAATAAAGTAAATGTTAAGAACAACACAAACAAAAGCAAGTTTTCCGAGTCAAGCTGTATTAGATGTAGAAAAAGCATCTTACGAATACGGTTTACAGGTTGCTAAAGCTATAGAAGAGGAATGGTTTAAAAAAGATTCGGGAAGTAATAAGTATTTTGTTAATAAAGATAATTACCATAGACTTAGATTATATGCTCGTGGAGAACAATCTATACAAAAATATAAAGATGAGTTATCTATTAATGGTGATTTATCTTATCTTAATTTAGATTGGAGACCAGTGCCTATTATACCTAAGTTTGTAGATATTGTTGTTAATGGAATATCAGAAAGAGCTTATGAAATCAAAGCTTATACTCAAGATCCAAATGGGGTTGAAAAAAGAACTAAATACGTTGAAAATGTTCTTGCAGATATGCGAAACAAAACATTTTTCCAAGAGATGCAACGTATAACAAACATAAATATGTTTAATACTGATAAGCCAGATGATTTACCTCAAAACGATGAAGAGTTATCGTTACATATGCAATTAGATTATAAACAATCTATAGAAATAGCTGAAGAAGAAGCAGTAAATAACTTATTTGCTTTAAACAAATATGATAACATAAAGAAAAGAATAGATTATGATATTACTGTAATAGGTATAGGATGTTGTAAAACTAGTTTTAATACAGCTGAAGGAGTAAAAATAGAATATGTAAATCCATCTAATATAGTACACTCATATAGTGAATCACCTTATTTTGAAGATTTATGGTACGTAGGAGAGGTTAAAAACGTTACAATAACAGAACTTAAAAAGCAGTTTCCACAATTAACATTAGAGGATATAAAAGAACTAGAAGACTCTAAGTCAAATAAATCATCTTATGCTAATAGAGAAAATTCTCCTAAAAAAGAATCTGTAGATGTTATCTATTTTGAATATAAAACTTGGCAGAATCAAGTTTATAAAATAAAAGAAACAGCTACAGGGGCTAAGAAAGCTATAGAGAGAACAGATGAATTTCTTCCTCCAAAAAATCCTCAAGATCGATTTAATAAAGTACAAAGATCTATAGAAGTATTATACTGTGGTGTTAAAATAGTTGGTAAAGATAAACTATTAAAATGGTCATTAGCAGAAAATATGACTAGACCAAAGTCAGATGTAACTAAAGTAACTATGAGTTATAATATCGTGGCTCCAAGAATGTATAGAGGTAAAATAGAATCATTAGTTGGTAGAATGGTAACATTTGCTGATATGATACAGCTAACACATTTGAAATTACAACAAGTTTTATCTAAACTAGTTCCTGATGGTGTTTATTTAGATGCTGATGGAATTGCTGAAATTGATTTAGGTAATGGTACAAACTATAATCCACAAGATGCTTTAAATATGTATTTTCAAACTGGTAGTGTTATTGGTAGATCAATGACACAAGACGGTGAATTTAATCATGGTAAAATGCCTATTCAAGAATTAAATTCAAGTGGTGGTAATGCTAAAATACAAAGTTTAATCACATCTTATAATTATTACATGCAAATGTTAAGAGATGTTACTGGGTTAAATGAAGCTAGAGATGGTAGTAAGCCAGACGAATATTCATTAGTTGGATTACAGAAAATAGCCGCTGCTAATAGTAATACAGCTACAAGACATATATTACAATCTGGATTATTTTTAACATTAAAAACAGCTGAAGCATTATCTTTAAGAATTTCTGATGTATTACAGTATTCTAATACAAGAAGTTCCTTTATACAATCATTAGGTAGATTTAACATAGCAACATTATCTGAGGTAAGAGAATTACATTTACATGATTTTGGTATCTATTTAGATTTAATGCCTGATGAAGAGGAAAAACAAATGCTTGAAAATAATATTCAAATGGCTATTCAAAAAGATCAAATTAATCTTGAGGATGCTATAGATGTTAGAGAGATAAAGAATTTAAAACTCGCTAATCAATTATTAAAATTACGTAGACGTAAGAAGTTTGAACAAGATAGACAGATGCAAATGGAAAATATCCAAGCTCAAACTAAATCTAATACAGAGGCTGCACAAGCCGCTGCAGAAGCTGAAATACAAAAGCAACAAGGTATAGCTGGTAGTAAGGTTCAAGTTAATGAAGCTCAACTAGGTTTTGATATTAGAAAAATGGAAACAGAAGCTCAAGTTAAAAAAGAATTAATGTCTTATGAATTTGAGTTAAACAAAAGGCTTAAAGAGATGGAAATGCAAGTGATTAGAGATAAAGAGAGTTCTAAAGAAGATAGAAAAGACAAAAGAACCAAAATTCAAGCATCACAGCAAAGTGAGCTAATTGATCAAAGAAAAAACGATAAACCTCCAAAAAACTTTGAATCAGCTGGATTTGATAACTTAGGAGGATTCGGTTTAGAGCAATTTGAACCAAGATAATTATTAACAATTTAAACAAACAAAAAAATGGGAAGAATAACTAACGATTGGGTTTCTACTATTGAAGGATCTGTTTTTACAACAGCTTCAAGTGATGCTATCAAACCTCCTACAAACCATGTGTTTATCGCTATAACAGCTTTAACAGCAACAGATTTTGATGCCTCTGGCGGTTTAATTGCAGAAGACGCAACTAAATGGGCTAACACAGCGGATGCTGCTGGTGATTTAGCAGATGGTTCTGAAACTGTAAACGAAGGATCTGGTGGTATACAAGTAACAGCAACTAATTTAGATTTACCAGCTGGCACTACAATTTATGGTAGGTATACTGAAATTGATGTTAATGCTGGACAAATTATAGCATATTACGCTAGAGACGGAAAATAAAAGAAAATTTTTAACTATTTAATTATATTATATTATGGCAAAAAATGATGAAAAAGTCGTAGAAGAGGTTGTTGAACAACCTACTAAAACTACGCCAGTTGAAGAACCAAAATTGGAAACTTCAGCTGAACAAGACGTACAAGAAAAACTCAGAGTTAAAAAACCTAAATGGGATTCTAATACTGATGATGTGTACAAAGTAAACGTTGATAAACCCCCTAAAACTAAAGAAAATGCCGGGAAAGAATTATCCAAAAACAAGGAAGAAACTGAAGTCGAAGATTACAGCGAAACCAAAAACAAAGAAGAAGTAAACACTGAAGAAACTGAAACATCAGTTTTAGAAGAAGTTACAAACGAAACACCTACTGAAACAAAAGAAGAAGTTACAGTAGAAGATGTTGAACAAGAGATTGAAGAAACTCCTCAGGTACAATTACCTGAAAATATTCAAAAAGTTGTAGACTTTATGAATGAGACAGGAGGAACTATGGAGGATT